GATGGATTGGCTACTGTAGCTTATGTCCCTAAACAAAAAGTATTAGGGCTTAGTAAGATAAACCGTATCGTAGAATATTTTAGCAAAAGACCTCAAATCCAAGAGAGGTTAACAGAGCAAATTTTTCACACCTTACAGTTCATCCTTGATACAGAAGATGTTGCAGTTATGATTGATGCACAGCATTATTGTGTTAAGTCACGCGGTGTAGAAGATACAGGTAGTAGTACTGTTACTTGTCGTTTAGGTGGAGGTTTCAAATCAGACCCCGCGGCACGTAGTGAGTTCTTACAAATTGCTAATAAAGGTTGCAAATAATGTTAAAAGATAGACGAGTTTTACTAGAGCAAGAAATTACAAAAGCCCACGAAGAGGCTGCTAATTTGTATTTAGATATTGTTACTAATGACGGTGATATGTCTAGTCCAGAATATCAATCTCTTAAAGATAAAATTACGAATTTACAGTTTGACCTTAACATTGTAAATAAATTAATCCACAAGGGACACCAATAATGGGCTTTCGTAAACAAATGGATTACAACAGTGTACATCATCAAATCTATATGAGTGGTGTAGAACTTCATAGTAACTATAATGATGGTTTCAATCAATTTGAAATCAAAAAAGATTTACATAAATTAAAATGGTTATTAGATGAAATTATGTCTGATAGTCCTACGTTTGCAGGTGAAGAAGAATTTTTAAAAGAACATGACCAAACTAAAATGTGGAGAGCACTTTCAAAATGATTTTCAACCACATTAAAAAACTTAAACAAGAAGGTAAAAAGATTGGTATTACTTTTAGCACATTTGACTTACTACACGCAGGCCACGTTGCTATGTTAAGTGAGGCAAAGAATCATTGTGATTACTTGATTTGTGGATTACAAACTGATCCAACTATCGATAGACCTGATACTAAGAATAAACCCATTCAAAGTATTGTAGAACGACAAATTCAGTTAGCGGCTTGTCGCTATGTTGATGAAGTAGTGGTTTATCAAACTGAACAGGACTTAATTGACTTGTTATTAATACTACCAGTAGATGTTCGCATACTAGGTGTAGAATATGCAGAAAAAGAATTTACCGGAAGATATGAAGGTGGAGAACGTGGCATTGAACTTGTGTTTAATGGACGTGACCATAGTTTCAGTAGTTCAAGTTTAAGAAAAAGGGTAGCTGATGCCCAGATTATTAACACTCTTAATAAATAACTATAGCGGTCTTTGGACATCATCCCGCTTTACAAATTCTGCTGCCTATGCTATAATACAACATAGGAGAAATTCATGGCAAACAAAAAATTCTTTTCAACAAAAACATACAGACAAATAGGTCCTGTTGCATATCGTCAATGGCGTGCTGACAGTCATTGTAATTTAATTCATGGCTATGCTATGAGTTTTCACTTTGAGTTTGAAGCTGATACATTAGACGCACGTAACTGGGTAACTGACTTCGGTGGATTACGACCCCTCAAAGATAAACTAGAGGAATGGTTTGACCATACTCTATTAGTCGCACAAGATGATCCTATGCGTGATGAACTATTGCGTTTAGGTGAATTGAAACTAGCAAAGATTACAGAAGTAGAACGTACTGGTTGTGAAGGTATATCTGACTTCTTATACGAATACATTAACACAATTTTCTTACCCAACTGTGGTAGTGAAGAAGCTAAACGTGTTTGGTGTTGCAGAGTAGAGGTACGTGAGACTGATAGCAATATGGCAGGACGTAGTGGTCATAGGGAAGACGGGGAGTTTGCATAATGTTTAGTGTACTCAAATTCATTTGGTTGATTAGTCGTTCCTCTTGGAATATTATAAACCCTAATATGAATCCTCTGCGTCATGCGCCCGTATATGTCAAATACTTTCTCAGTATCCTACTAGGCTGTTTTTGGAGTCTGGCGTTTGGTCTTTACGTTGGTGAACTACTGACTATCGGCTACAACATGATTGGACACATTGCTATCATTAGCATGGTGTTTGCTACTTGGGCAGTGTTTCGTTCAGTAGAAAATACTTATGGTCCACGCGGTGGCACAGTAGACTGGCTACGTATGCCAGATTACAGTAGCCGTTGTGACGAACTTACTGAACAACAACGACTTGAAAAAGTACAAGAATGGAACAATCGTAATGTTTGGAACGAACCTAAACATTCTGAAAAAGATAAAGAAACTTATTACGGAGCATGAGTATGACTGTTAATGAAATTATTGCCGTAATAATAATGGTAACTGTAGTAGGAATAGTACTATGGGATATACACAAAAATGGATTAAGTAAAGAAGATGAACCAAGAGAATAAAGAACCTGAAACAGAACAATGGTTAGAAGATATAACCAAACACGCACCGGTTGTGATTCCTATTGTGGGAGCAGTATTAAGTTTTATGTTGGCTTTTATTGCCATCACAATGGCTTGATATGGCAATAATCAAATGGATTTGCTTTGGCATTATGTTCGCAGGAGCCATAGTAGTTAGTTTTAATCTAGATCCTATAATAGGCATTGAGCTACTATTTGTAGGCAACGCCGCTTGGTTGGTAACTGCCGTACGTACTAGAGATTGGCCTAGTGCCGCAAACTTTGGCATGCTGGCATCAGTATGGTTTCTAGGTATGTTACAATATTATAAAGGATAAAAATGTTAGAAACAATTTGCGATACATTAGTTGAAGCATATAGACGCAACTGGATTACCAGTCGTGATGGCAATGTAAGTATTCGTCATCACGACCGTGACCACTTCTACATCACACCCAGTGGTGTTCGTAAGCAAACGATGCAACCCGACCAGTTTAAGAAGATTGGGATAATCGATCAGATTTGGCAAGAAGATCCGTCGTTGATAGAACTTCCTTATTCAGATATAAGCCAAGGATTGAGACCTAGTGGAGAATTGCCTTTGCATTTTGGATTGCAAAAGAGACTAGGACAACACAGTGATGATGTAAGAGTTGTAGTTCATTTACACCCTACTTATTGTATTGCCGCTATGCACGCCGGTATTGATTTAAGCACTATCAGTAGTGCGTTTCCAGAATTGAATCGTTACACTAAGGTAGCACCCAATGTAAGGGATGTGGCTCCCATTAGCCAAGAGCTTGCGGATCAATGCCATAATCAATTACAATTAGACAATAAAGGCAACATTGCCTATGACATTGTAGGTATTAAAGGACACGGAGTAGTAGCAATTGACACAAGCCCCTGGCGTGCGTTTGAACACATTGAACGATTAGAACATATTTGTCAAATCGTATTAGCATCAGGAAAATATTAAAATGAGTTACATTGTAGGATCATTGCCACCAATTAAGTGTTGGATAAAACGTGAATTTCTTTATAACTTTGAAAAGGGGCACGGAGAATTAGAACCTGCCATCTGGGTTAGTCTTAAAGCATTGCGTGGACAAGTATTTCGTATTGAAAGTTTATTACCCAATTACGGAGCATTGTATGATAAACTACCTATACACGCTTATGTATGGAAAAAAGACCACACAGCAACGTTACCTATTGATATGTTACAGCTTTGGGACTGTATGGGGTATCGTTTTACTATCATTGAAAAAATAGGATTACGCAATTTAGGTGTTAAGTTTCTAGGTAAAGACAAGGAATGGCATTACGGAACTTATTTGTTTACTGTAGACTTTTGTGCTGACGGCATGGATGTGGACACAGGCTTTACTGAAGTTGCAGAAGAACACAAATCGTTTAATTTTATTAAGTTAGAAAATGGACAGTTTGCTTGTCAGCCTAACAACCGTTGCTTGTGGTACGATCAAAGTTTGATTCCCGGTGAAACTAAATTTCCTGATTTTCAGGCGGCTCAAAATCTATGGACAGTAGATGGTACACGTAAATGGAGTGCAGGAGATGATTGGTTTTATTCTATTGAGGAAAAACATGAATAGTTTAGAAAAAATTTGGGCAAGAGCAACCGGCCATTTAATGGGTAATACAGATGATGACAGGCCTGATGTTCCTATTCTTACATTGGGTGAAGCGAGGATTGCATTGTTCCTAAAGACTTTCTGGGTGGTGCTACATGTGATAACATGTTGTGTCATTATAGCAAATACTATACGTCATTGGTAATAAATGAACAAAAAAATAGAAGAACTAGCAAAAGAAGCAGGGTTTGACTGGGCATTAAAACGAGCATCACTTGCAGGTCAAACTGCTGATAGTGAATCTATTGAAAAATTTGCTGAATTAATTATACGTGATTGTGCTAAACAAGTTAATCACATTTACAAACAAGGTGGCGGCACTTGGGGTGAAGTCATCCTTACCAACTACAACATAAAAATCAAATGAGTCATTTAAAAGTATCAGAATTATTTTATAGCATTCAAGGTGAGGGTAGATACATGGGTGTTCCCAGTGTGTTCTTACGAACATATGGATGTAATTTTACATGCGGTGGCTTCGGTATGCCTAAGGGAGAAATGAGTAGTGAGAGAGATGTTATTGCAATTAAAGCAGAAGATTATACAGATTATAAATCCTTACCGCTTGTCAGTACAGGATGTGATAGTTACGCAAGCTGGGACCCTCGCTTTAAACATCTTAGTCCTGTTATCGCTACCGATAGTATTGTTGACAGCATTATGGATATACTTCCTCACAAGCGTTGGATGGATGAACACCTTGTTATCACAGGTGGTGAACCTCTTCTTGGATGGCAAAGAGCGTATCCAGACTTACTTTCAAATGAAAAAATGAGAAGTCTTAAAGAGATTACATTCGAAACTAACGGTACACAAGAACTTAGTCAAGACCTCACAATATATTTACAGAAGTGGAAGATTAACAGAGAAAAGAATGCATTAACATTTAGTGTTAGTCCTAAACTAAGTATCAGTGGCGAGAAGTGGCAAGAAGCAATTTGTCCTAGTATTATTCGTCAATATGAAAGTGTAGGTTTTGTTTATCTTAAGTTTGTAGTAGCAACAGAAGATGATGCACTTGAAGCAGATAAAGCAGTAAAAGAATTTCGCAATGGTGGATTTAGAGGCCCTGTATACTTCATGCCATGCGGTGGCGTAGAGTCATTATATAAACTAAATGCAAAGAATGTTGCTATTGAAGCAATGAATCGTGGTTATCGTTATAGTGATAGACTGCAAGTACCGTTATTTAAAAATGAGTGGGGAACATGAAAAAATATCAGCACATTGTATTATTGCCATGGGATTATTGGAAATACTATATGGGACCAGACGGTTCTATAAGAGATAAAAATAATCCATTAGATTGGTGTGTTGATACTTTTGGTCCTGGTAGAACAAAGTCTAGGTGGACGTATGAATATAAAGATACACAAGATGATGGATTTGAAACTACGTTCAAATTCACAGATGAGAAAGATTATATTCATTTTATGTTACGATGGAGATAGTTATGCCACTAGATAGCATGGGTCATACTTCTGAGTTTAATCGTAATAGTTATCTAGGAGCAGAACTTAAATTTGTTTGGTTACCTGAAAGATGCAATCTAACAGGTAAACGTATCTGGTTAGTAAAAGCTTACAGACTAACTAGTATCTGGCACGGCCCCGATGCTGCCGTATTAGAACACAGTTGGCACGATAAGAATACCCATATTATGTGGTTATTAAAAAGGTAAATATATGTATGAATTAAGATATCTTGTCCGAAACGGTTGGGACGGACCAGAAAAAGTGTTACAATATAGAACACAAATTGAAGTAACAGATTATAGTACAACCACTGATAAAGGTAGTTTTACTAAAAAGCGTGAATGGACTGAATGGCAAGATGTGCCCACAGTGAAAGATAAATGAGAACATACGATAAACGAATTGGCTTCTTAGTAAGCTCACAAACATTGATACCACATGGTGGTATAGGACAATTTACAAAAAGCTTTTGTGAATTGATGGATAGTCATAATATTAAAGTTGATATCATTACTGATAAACAACCGCAGAATACAGATTTCATCAAGTCACTTAATGCAAAAATTATCGCACCGACTAATGTATTAAAATACACAGACCATAGTGCTATCTTTATGTATGGTGATACATTCTGCTATGAGCGTATGGCCAACTTCCGTAATAGTATTGTTGAAGCACTAGAAGAAAATATGTATGATGCACTCGTATGTAATACATATGAAACTGTGCAATTAGCTTCAACTATGGGATTAGAAGATATTATTCAAATTATTGCGTACACTCACTTAGAAAGTCAAATCTTTACTAATACTTCAAATCCATTTCTATTAAGTACGAATGAAATGATGCGTAAACAATTAGAGATGAATGCATTGTTTATAGGGACACAAAGTAAATACAATCAATTGCAATTTCAAAATGCATATGAATTACCTATCCCATTGCCAGAAAAAGATTTATTAAAAGAACACCATAAGCCACGTGAAGGTGTACTGTTTATTGGTAGATGGGAAGAGGGTAAGAATCCCGAACTCTATTTAGATTTAATTGAGCAAACACGATTGCCAGCAAGAGTAATGACAAGTGCGACTGGTGCTAAAAAGTTTGAAGCACGATTAAAAGAAATTGGTGTACCATATGAAATTCGTATAGGTATTATTGGTCAAGAGAAGGTTGATTTCATAACTAGTTGTCGTGTTGCATTTAATCCTAGTTTAGTTGAGAGTTACGGGATTGCATTTTTAGAACAAATGACACAAATGCCAACTGTTGCGTTAGATAATATACGATGGACTAACAATTTTAATAGTCAATATTTTTTCACTTGTACAAAACAAACAATGGTAACTGTAGTGGAAGCGTTGTATCATTCATATGACACTGCACAAAGTTGGTATGATGAAGGCTCATTAAAACATACTCAAACTATGGATAGTTTAGTATTTCATAAATGGAATGATTGTTTTAATCAATTTGCTTGTAAACAATCAAGGAACAGTACTGCAGGTATTTGCAAGACTCTCACTTCTCCAAATTTAACTGTTAGATATGCAGATTTTATTGCAACCCTAAACAGAAGAATAATCTGCATTGATGATGCCCGTAGTGTGTTTACAAACAAATACAAATATCGTGTAATTTATACTGATGACGATACATATTTGACTCTTGATCCTGCATTTGTACCCGCACCAATTGTAATATTGCAACCAACTATACAATCAAATCTTACCGGTAACCCAATGGAAGATTTGTTTGAAATTGAGAAATAATGATGAAACAAAAAGTTATAGATTTTATTAATAGTAACAAGTTTAAAAATAAGTTTGGAATACCCTTCGTCATTTTTGACGGAGAGCTAAAAAAATACAAAACCGATAAATTACCAAATACCTGTGGTATATATATTACTCATAGTGACAAGTTAGGAATAATATATATAGGAATGACTGAATCAAGTGCTAATAGTAGATTTGAAAGGCACATGGGTAGGGCAGACAAAGGTAAAGATTATGACAAAAATAAACCTCATAAAGTTTGGGATTATTTTCATAGCTGGTGTAAAACAGAAAGGTATAGTTTAGAACAAGATAGCGATTATATTTTTGTGTCTTTCCAAAACAAAATTACGAAAAAACAATTAGAATTCTTGGAAAGCGGATTAATCTTTGAATTTCAAACTTTACTGAATGATGATTGTTTTGAATGGTTTGGTTTTCAACAGTTAGAAAATCTTAAAGGAACTTTGTCCACGTCAAGAGATACAACAGATTTATTTGAAGGATTATGAAAAAGATTTTAATTACAGGTAACAGTGGTTACATTGGTTCACATCTTACTAAGATGTTGAAGGGTGAATATCAAGTGTATGGTTTAGATAAAGTAGAACCACAAGAATCACCTTATACATTTTATCAATGTGATATCAATAGACCATTTAGTTTAGAAGATGAATTTGATTGTGTTATTCATTTAGCCGCATTGGTTAATGTAGGTGAAAGTGAACAGAAACCTATTCAATACTATATTACTAATTTGAATGGTACAATGAATGTACTAAACAAGATTAAGACAAAGAACTTTATCTTTGCAAGTACAGGTGCCGCACAAGATTGTGAGAGTGCATATGGTATCAGTAAACGTGCGGCAGAGGATGTAGTGAAAGAATATTGTACAACTCATCGTCAAATACCATATACAATCTTTAGATTTTATAATGTTATTGGAAGCGAAGGCTTTGCTCCCACTAACCCCGATGGGTTAATGTACAATCTCATTATGGCTATGCAATCAAAAGAGTTTACTGTATTTGGTAATGATTATGAAGTATCACCCGATGGCACTTGTGTGCGTGATTATGTACACGTAAACGAGATATGTGACGCATTGAAACAAGCTATTGAGAAGCCTAGCAATAGCGTTGAATCACTTGGTCACGGAGTAGGATATACTGTTAAAGAGATTGTTGATGAGTTTCAAAAAGTCAATGATGTTAGCTTCAACGTGAAATACGGCCCAAGAAGAAAGGGCGATATTGCTAGCAGTGTGCTAGAAGATGTGTCACCTTATATGCGTAACTTGTATACGATGGATCAGTTATTGAAGATTTAATTATGCTAAGTGTGTCATTAGCGTATTCATTTGTTTAACTCCACCTTTTGACAACTGAAATCCTTTTTGACCTGCACGATTGATTCGTTGGTCATAACTAGGATGACTGCTATTAGGCAGTTTAGTTATACTATTGTAAAAGTCGTAATCAGATTGTTTTTGATGCAAGAACTTAAACATCTCAACTTTGTTGTAGCCCAAAGCCCTACATAACCTAATAGCAAAGTCGTCAGCATCCATTTCTTCCCGACGTGCTTGCCCGAGATCAGGCTGAAAACCGTGTCCTAGGGCAATGTGTCCCAGTTCATGTGCTATAGCAAATGCCAGTGTAGCATCAGGAGCATCCCAAAACACAGTTAGGTCAAGACTGACAGTGCGATTGTCAGCATTTCCTTGAACCCATTGGTCATTCGACATAACACGAACCTTTGTCCCTGTCAGTCTTTGTGCCCATTCTGGACCGGCGGCTCGCATTAATTTACCTAACATACCATTACTACGTTGTTGCAGTTGTTCGAATCTAGGCATCCAAACGTCAGGTTGTTTTTTTATAGTTTCTAAATCTTGATATTCACCTGCTTTAGCTAAACCAGTAGCGCCCAATGCGGCGGCACCCGCTACACCTTTAAGTAAGTCTCTACGGCTAATAGCTTCGCTGATGAATTCGTTTGCTCTCACGTTATTTCTTAAGGTTTCTAATTTTCTGTTCAGCAATCATTACCAATTTTTCCATCTGTTGTACACTTTCACAGTTCCATCTGCGTAGTGCTTTGTTGATTGGGCTATCCGGATCTCGTTTAGTCTTAGCACTTGCGTGAGCCTTCTTCATTCCACTCATTCTAGCACAGAATGATTTACGGCGTTTAGCGGCTTTACTACCCTTCTTTAGTTTTGAAGGCTTAGTAGTAACAGCAGTCTTTAGTTTAGATCCTGGATTCTCTCTGCGATATGCTTTGACAGCCTTACTGCTCATGCCATCAGTTTTGTCTTTTTTGTTGACCTTTTGCCAATCCTCATCTAAATCTTCTTCTTGTATATCTTTTGGCTTCTTACCAGCCTTTTTCATACTAATAGCAATAGCGGCTTGTTGTGCTGGATTAGCGGCTTCATCAATGTTCTTTGGATAGCCGGGCTTTGGTTTGCATTTGCAAGTTCCGGGTTTGCAAGTGCAACCTCTCATTCCACATTGTGGACAAATCTTGCTTGATTCTGTTAGTACTTCAGTAATTTTCATAGTGGTATCCGTAAATAGTTGACTTTATTGCGTAGGTATGCTACACTACATCTATTATTTATCATTTTGGTCTATCTATGCACACAAATCAGTCAATCAAACGTATCGGTTTCGCTTGTAAATGGGCAGAAATCAATCACAAAGATGAGATTGTTTCAGTCGAAGGTTTTAACACAGGAGGTACAACTCAAGCTTGGGCAAAGCGTAATAATCGAAGTGTAGTAGAAGAAAAGATTATGGATGTTGCTAAACGCAATATTATGAATACTCACGCACTTGTTAAACGTGTTGCTACACTAGAACCAGAATTGCGTATGTTGCGTTTGACTAGCGACATGCTTAGTTTCTATACTATGGATGAATACAAAGACTTTTGGCATAGTACAGATGTACAGAATAGCTTGGCTCGATGGTTTGCCCCTATAGGTGAAACAGCACGTGCTAATGATGTGCGTCTTAGCTTTCACCCCGATCAGTTTGTTGTTTTAGCAAGCGACCGTGATGAGGTAGTAAATAAGAGTATTGAAGAATTTGAATATCATTGTGACATGGTTCGTTTTATGGGCTATGGCAAATCATTTCAAGACTTCAAAGTAAACGTACACATTTCAGGACGTAGAGGCCCACAAGGCATTAGGGATGTGTACAACAGATTGTCGCCAGAAGCGAGAAACACACTAACACTAGAGAATGAGGAATACACACATGGACTTACAGACTGCTTATCATTATCTGACCTCGTACCTACGGTCATGGACATACATCATCACTGGATACGTGAAGGGGAATACATTGAACCTACTGATGACCGTGTTAAAAGGGTTATTGACAGTTGGCGTGGCGTTCGCCCTACTTTACACTATTCTGTCAGTAGGGAAGATTGTCTTGTTGAACACTCCCGCAATGAACGTCCCGCCCATGATGCGTTGATTGAGGCAGGATACAGTAAGCAAAAACTTCGGGCACATAGTGATTACTATTGGAACGAAGCTGTTAACGATTGGGCATTGACATTCATTGATAATTTTGATATGATGTGTGAATCAAAGGCAAAGAATCTTGCCAGCTTTAAATTACTAGAGAGATATAAATGTTTGAAAAATTAAAGAATTTATTTAAGAAGCCAGAAGTTAAATCTGAGCCTGCACCTAAGAAGGTTAAAGAAAAGAAAGTTGCACCCGAACTTACTGCTAAAGAGAAAGCAACGGCGGCTGGCGAGCCATACGTTAACATTCTAAGTATGGAGCTTGACCCCAATGATGTTAATAACGGTGCATTTGAATTAGATTGGAATGATAAGTTCATTTTGAATTTGATTCGTGCAGGGTATAAACAAAAAGATAGTGATACAGATGATGTACTAGTAGACCGCTGGTTCCAAACAGTTTGCAGAAATATCGCATTAGAAGTATATGAGCAACAACAGGCTGATCCTACAAACCGTGACTTACGTGTGGTCCGTACTAAAAACTTGGGTGATGGCCGTACAGAAGTTAGTTGAAGTAGTGTTGTAAAAATACAACAAAATAAAATTTGACAATAATACCATATGGATGTATAATACATACATTGCAACAAACTATAGGTAACACATGAAGCGTAATAAAACATCAGTAGCGTTAGCAGTTGATGAAATTTCAATTCCCGATATCGAACCATTACAACAGGAATATCTAGTAGACAATATTCTTGATGCAATCACTAGGTTTTTAAAATCAGCCGTAAAAAAAGCTATTGTAGTGCAGGCTCCTACTGGTAGTGGTAAAAGTTTCACTATCACTAACTACACCTCTATTCTTATTGCACAAAACTTTAAGAAAATTAAAAATATTTTCTTTGCGGCGCCTTCACAGGAATGTGTTGACGAGCCACTTGAAAGTATGATGAAGTATGATGGCACCTACATTGGCAACAAATTAGTTAAAGTCTATGACAGTAAACAATTGAAATATTCATTGGTCAATAATATTGACTTACCGGGTGACATTCGTTATTTCTTTATGACTACACAATATATGTATGGTCTGTATGAGAACTATGACCCAGCGAATCCCGATGACTTTGATTTGATGTTACCCGATCTTATCTTTAATGATGAGGCACATCGTGGTTTAGGCGTACCTGACAAGTCAACTACTAAAGATGACCAGGGCATTACTAATAATAACTGGGAACCTAAATGGTTTGACATGCAGACTGCAATGATGGATAGTGGTACTATCGTCATTCATTTGACTGCAACACCTACCCAATCTCAACGTATGAAAACATTGGTTGGTGCTGACAAGTACATACAGTTGCCTACAATGCCTAAATTCAAAGAAGCAAATGCATTCACTAAATTTGAATATCATGGAAATCGTGAAGATTTGAATGAGACATTAGATGCCGCCTACAAGACATTTGCTTGGCAAGTTAATGAGATTCGCAATCAACAAGTTTTGATTCCACAAGACACATGGGATTCTGTTTCTGATAAGATACCAAAAATGATGCCCGGCATCATTATTAGTTTAGGACGCAATAACGCAGTTAATGGTATCCCAATTGGTGCAGTAATGAAAGATGTTAAAGAGTTCGTTAAACGAATCAATGCGGTGTTGTTTGTTTCTACATCTAAAGAAAAGCATTTTGATGGTAAGGCTATCAAGCGCATGAGTGACGGTATTAAATTGGCTAATAGCCCTGCTTACCTGAACAGACCGCTTGTGATGGTTGTTGTTGATTCAGGTAAGATGGGTATCAACATTCCTCGATTGATTACGGCAGTAGTTTGTAAAGTCCCCGCACAACAAAAGATTCACAACAGCTATACACAGTTTGTTGCACGTACTTGTCGTTTGCCTTTCTTCCGTGACCATGAATTGGGAATTGAATTCATTCGCAAGATGAAAGTGTCCGATGAAGTGAAATCACTAGTGTGTTCATACTATTCGTTACTGTCTACATCGTTTGCCATTCTTCCGCAAGATACTGAATTGATGCAGTTAGTAGAAGAATTCTACACAGAAGATACGTTTGAAATGATCGATGGTATCGATTACATTCTGAAGGGAGTGTTCGGAGGTAAGGATCCAAAAAAGTTGCTTTCGGGTTTGCGACTTGCGTTTGATAACGGCCAACTTAATCAATTGTTTCGCAAGGACCATTGTGAAGCCTGTAAAGGTGTTTGTTTTGAGCAAGCAATTAAGGGTTACATTGAACAATACGGAGACGATACTAGTTCATTAGGAGACTTCATTGAAGATTGGAAAACTACATTGCAAGTAGATCATATTGATGGTAATCGTTACAATAACGACACATCAAATCATGCAACAGTTTGTCCAAATGTACATATGTTGAAAACTCAGAGACAAAAAGACTTTTTGAACAAATATACTTTTGGCAATAAAAAATAAGAAAGAGTTAAATGTCAACTAATATTCGCACTAGCCACAAAGGTATTTGGAGTGTAGACCTTGAAAGATATATTCCTTTCTCTATATTTGAAAATGAGGCAGCATCTCGAGGATATCGTGCTAAAGATAGAAGACCAGAAGAGCATATTATACATAATGGATTTACTATTAGGTCTAATAATGGCGTAGATTGTGAACTAAAAGTTGTTACCAAGGGATATCCAGAAGGTAAACCCAAAGTAGTGTATATTGCTGGTTTTAAAAATGCAGAAGCTAAAACTCTAATATTGAGACAGGAAATTGAATCTAAAGGAATGGTCATAGTACATGACAATCGTGATTATCTCTTCATCCAATTAGCAGAAAATGTTATGGATGGTTTTTGGGAACTAGTTGACTGTGTTGAAAATATTAATACAATTCTTAGAAGTCCCGGTGGTCCTAGAAGAAGTATTACCATTAATCCACACAATTATGCGATTGCATCAGCCGAAGTGTTATATACTGCACAAAAATACGGAATGCCTGTTTTATTAGGCAGGGGTGCAGATATTTTTGATAACCTTCATGTAAAAAAATTAGTTACTAAAGGTTATAGTATTGCAGGACGACAACAACTTACAACCAAAAATGCATATTGTGAGCATATTGTTCCGTGTGCCTGGATAGAAAAAACGGCATTAGAAATGTATAAAAACAACTATTCTGTACAAGATGTTGCTGATATGATACAGCGAAATTTAGCAGTGGCTTATATTAGCGATGCAGAAGCCGATTTGTTAAACAATTATTTTAAATGGAAAACAACTATGCCCCCTAATTGGAAAGACGGCGACAATGTGATTGACCGTTTAACTCAGGCTGGCATCATCATGACTTGACATTTATTAAATAATAGTATATAATACAAATATGAAATACGCACTTATCGACACAGCAAATACCTTCTTTCGGGCACGACACATTGCTTCACGCAATAGTGATACTTGGGAGAAGATTGGAATGGCACTACATCTTACACTTGCATCAGTCAATCAGGTTGTACGCAAGTTTGGAGCCGATCACGTAGTGTTCTGCTTAGAAGGCCGTAGCTGGCGTAAGGATCATTATGCTCCGTATAAGAAAAATAGGGTAGTAGATACTCTATCACAGACTGAAGCTGAACGTGAAGAAAATGAAATGTTTTGGGATACGTATGAAAAGTTCACTACGTTTCTAAAAGAAAAAACAAACGTATCAGTACTCAGGCATGAACGTGCTGAAGCTGATGATATGATTGCCCGTTTCGTTCACTTACACCCAAATGACACGCATTACATTATTAGTTCTGATACTGATTACATTCAACTTATTAGTGACAACGTGCACCAATACAACGGTATCACAAATCAATTCATCACCCTCGAAGGATACCATGATGAAAAGGGTAGATTAGTTGTAGATAAGAAAACTAAAGAACCCAAGTTACTTGGTGACCCACAATGGCATCTTTTTATGAAGTGTATGCGCGGTGATAGTTCTGACAATGTGTTCAGTGCTTATCCCGGGGTACGTGAGAAAGGTACTAAGAACAAAGTTGGACTAACTGAAGCGTATGCTGATAGACATAAAATGGGCTTCAATTGGAACAATATGATGTTGCAACGTTGGGTAGACCATAATGAGGTTGAACACAGGGTTAAAGATGATTACGAACGTAACCGTGTACTGATTGACTTGACCGCACAACCACAAGAGATTAAAGATTTAGTTGACCAACGTATTAAAGAGGGTGTTCGTGTAACTACTACCCCTCAAGTAGGCATTCACTTTATGCGATTCTGTGGTAAGTATGAGTTGACTAAAATTAGTGACCAAGCTGAGACCTATGCAAAGTGGTTGAACAGTCCTTATAAAGGTAATTTAGTATGAGCAATAAAGAAGAAACACAATGGGTTCTTGTAGAATGTGTTAGTACATTCCGTCAACGGTATATGGTTGAAGTGCCCCTAGGTACTGATGACTATGGCAATGATAAAACATTGTGGGCGTTAGATACAGTAACAATGCAAGCGGCAAAAGAATTCAGCCAAGAATATCTTGGTGAACAGATTGTCAGTCATCGTGTAGTTACGTATGATGAGGCATTGTCATTATGTGATAAGGACAACGATTATGTTGTATCTTGGGATACTGAAACAAAAGTTAAAAACTTTTTTACAACACTGGCTGACCAAGAAAAATGACATACACAACACCTGACAAAATCATTAAAACAATTCGTAAAGATGATCCTGACTTTATGATTGATAATGGTATTGTTATGGCACCACGTGCTGGACTTGAAATAAGTAATGATTGTCCAAGACAATATAAATCGATGATTATAGAAGCTATAAAAAATGGTTGGTTAAAGCCTATAGCCTACATGAAAGAATCAGAATTTGTTTGGGAACAACTAGGAGAATGAAATGAACAGAGATTACAACAACTTACAATATATTTTAAACAAAACACCGGAAGAATTGCATGAGTGGTGGTACTCATTAGAAGATGAAGACAAAGCCTATGCTATGGAAATCATTATAGAATATCGTAAGATGCTAGATGAACCAGTGGTAGCAGATTATTCTATAGCAAAAAATTATCTGAAAAAATTTCAACTAAATATCTCATGAACGACAACATTTGCTATTATCCCTGGGTTGGTATTGATATAGGAGTGCAACATGATTTTAGACCATGTTGTAAATATTCCAATATTATTGCCAACACACTGGAAGATTATTTAGCAAGTGATGAATTAGCACAACTTAAACAAGATTTTATTGACGGTAAGAAACCAGCCGGATGTAGTAGATGTTGGAAAGATGAATCTGTAAAGGTTGAATCTAAAAGACAACGTGATTGGAAATACGTTTTTGAAGAAACAGTTCCTGATCTAAGTCACATAAAAGCATTATGTGTTCCTTTTGGCAATATATGTAATCTTGCTTGTAGAAGTTGCAGAAGTTATGCAAGCAGTCGTTGGCTTTCAGAAGAACAAAAATTAAAAGAGGTGTTTCCTGAAACTAAATCATGGCCGCACAATAGATATTATGCAGAAGAAAACTTCCTTGAAAATATCAAAAGTATATCAGATAATCTAATATTGATTGAGGTTCCCGGTGGCGAACCATTTGTAACCGGTACTGAAACTCACTTAGAATACTTAGATTATCTGATTGAACACAATGCTAAAAACATAACCATACATTATACTACAAATTGCACCATCATGCCTGATGAAAGATTTTGGTCTAGATGGAATAATTTTAAAAAAATTGATATGCAATTAAGTATTGATGGCACACATAAAGTGTATGAATATACAAGATGGCCCGGTGTTTGGTCAGAAGTATATGACAATATTAAATCATACCAAAATAAAGAAAAAGAGTATACTAATTTACAATTAAGTATTTCACATACACTAAGCATATTTAATATATTCTATGTTGATGATTTTTTACAATGGTGTAGAGATGAACAACTTCCCAAACCTTTTATAGGTATGGTGTTTAGACCAGATTATTACAGTGTCAATATGTTGAGCAAAAATACAAAAGAATACTTGTGTAACAAATTAATTGATCCGCACTCACAACAGGTATTAAGTTATATGATTGGAGAGGACAACCAAAAGTTACTAGAAAAGGCATTCAAGTATATAATAACACTTGACGAGCATAGAAATCAAAAGTTTAGTGAGTCATTACCCGAATTTTATAATCTATTAAAAGATACCTGTAGTGTGCTAGGAAAGTTACCATGAAATCACGTGAAGAAATCATTACTGATATGTGCTATACATATCGACATGATTATGGATTAGATAAAGATTCAAATGGTCCTCCTTGGTTATCAGGAATGACACCGGAAGAGCGTAAAGGATTGTACAACACAATGGCTCAGATTTTTGATAATAGTATTGCACCTGTTATGGAATTAAAAAATGGCAAGTCTCGCTGAATACTTTGAACAACATCGTTATAAGCCTAAATATGAGTTTATGGCTAGAGTGACCGGTATGTATGGTAAGATACGTTGGATTGGTAGTGTTGGTAATGATACTGTTATTAGTGACCAAATAGGTCCTATGTTGCACATTCATTTAGATTTACCACTAAAGATTGATGGTAAATATACCGATCATCTTTTCACGAAACACAAAGGTGTAAATAGATTAGTAAGCTTTGATGAAGAACCCAAGAAAAAGAAATAATGTATGATGCAGTAATTTTTACTGATGTAACCGATACAGTAACTATCTATAAAGCAATCGGTGCATATAAGATTGCTAATACTCTACGACAACAAGGATATAGATGTTTAGTCGTGGATCACCTACACGCATTTAATTTAGATGAGATTAAACAAGTCATTGACAAATCAGTATCAGTTAATACGTTGTTTGTAGGATTCAGTACAACCTTCTTTAATAACATCATTGACTCTACTAACATAGATGGGTCAAAAACATATAAACCTGTATTGTCCGGAGTTATACCACAGGGTATTGATTTTGAAACTTGTGTTGTTAATCATATTAAATCCAGAAACTATAACTGTAAAATTGTAGTAGGCGGTACAAAGGCTCACGCTAACTTAAATGATAAGAACATAGATTATAGTGTGATTGGATACGGGGAAGTCAGTATTCTATCTATCGCTAATCATTTAAAAAATAATACACCACTAGTTAATAGCTATAAAAATTTATATGGTATTACAATAGTTGATAACAGAACAAATGATAACTATAATTTTGTCAATAGCAAATTTGAATGGGAAGATTTAGATGTTGGAAATGCTAAGGTATTACCATTAGAGATAGCACGTGGATGTATTTTTAAATGTAAGTTTTGTAGTTATCCATTGAATGGAAAACAGAACTTAGATTTTATTAGACACAGTGATATCTTATATGAAGAAATGCAATCAAGCTATGACAAGTTTGGTGTATCTAATTTTTATATACTTGATGATACTTTCAATGATAGTACATATAAATTGGATATACTACACAACACAATCAAACGATTGACCTTTCAACCTAAGTTCTGGGCCTATACACGGTTAGATTTAATAGCACAGAACAATGAATTGATTGATAAGTTATATGAGATTGGCTTGCGTGGGATTTATTTCGGAATTGAGACACTTCATAAACGCACAGGATTAATAATTGGTAAGGGATTTGATAGGGAAAAACAAATCAATACTATAAAACAAATACGTGAACGATATGGTAATCAAGTAACAATGCACGGAAGTTTTATATTAGGATTACCAGAAGAACCAATAGATTCCATGCGACATACTTTTAATCAACTAATGGATAATAGTATCCCGTTACATACGTTTATATTTCATGGGTTAAGTTTATACAAGAATGAATCCGTACCCTTCAATAGTGAATTGGGTAAAAATTTTAAAGATTACGGTTATACCGAACTAAATACGGATCATAATAGTCCTAAAATCAATTGGAAAAATCAACATTTAGATAATACGATTGCAAACGAGTTAGCAAACGAGTTTAATACAACAGCACAAAATAGTAATAGACTAGGCTTGCCCGGGCAGATAGGATTTTCGTTAAAGAATTTAGGATATACAGATGATTACATTTCAAATACCAAGTATAATGAAATAAAATGGCAAGATATCACCCTTAACAAAAATTTATATATTGAAGCATACAAGAATCTATTGTTTAATAGGTTAACCAAATCTATTGACTTAAAATGAAAATATGTTATTATTAGATAATAAAGGAATATAATGAATAAAACACTAATTGCAAAACCAGTAGTAAAGAACCAATTTTGGATTGTGACGGACGGCAATGAAAAAGTAGGAAACGTACTAGCAGATGGCTCAGGCTTTGAACTCAAATTGAATGGTAACAAAACTCATTACAAAAATACTAAGGCTATAGAAAAAATAACAAACATTGAGTTTCAAACATTCAGTAAATTCAGTAGTATAAAAAAGGAAGTGGCTTTTAGTGAGTATCCTACTACTGCAAAGGTATGTAATTCGATACTAGATATTAAACGAAAATTACATTTATATACCAAAACACCAAAAAGCAAGTGTTATCATGCCGCAGGATGGTACACATTTAAACAAGGTAGTGAAGAAAAAGTGATTTTTTGTCCCAAATACATCTTTATTCAACGATATGAGTATCAGGGTCCGTTTAAAACAAAAGATGAAGCTGAATTATTGATAAATAATATATGATTATTATAAAGCGTTTCATTGATAAGGTTTCATCTATAAAGGGCAACAACTTAGTTTTGCCTGTTGAAGAAGCTAAAATGTTACGTGATGAGATATCAAAGTTATTAGCAGATAATTATGAGCTACATAATAAAACTTCATCTGAGGATGATACTGTTATTCAACTAGAAATTAACGGCGGTAAATGGTAAATGAGTAGAACACAGCCCACTATCTTACTAGAGATAGTAGATAAAGTTACATATAAGTGCGACCAGATTGTAGAGGCTGCAGGCATATGGGCAGTTTTCTATGATGACCAACCTATCAATTTAAAAAGTCAGCATTATCAAGATCCTGATGCAACCCCTAAATATAAAAAAACTAGCTTCAGCAATCCTGGTCACGCTAGAAACTTGTGTCGTAAACTCAACGCACAATTTAAAACTGATAAATTTAGTGTTGTGTTTATGAACAACGGCAATAAAGTTTATCCAGATGAGTGAACGTAAGTCACATAAACTAATTATAACCGAAGCCGTATTGGCCGAACTACCTAACAATCAGCAGGTTGATTCCACTGCGGATGGATTAATGATGCGTATATGGATGAGTGGTAGACAAGACGGCTTACGTTTAACAGAGTATGGAGACTTTATTTTTAGAATGGCAGAAATAGAGTACTATCAATCTAATTTTAAACTCAGAGAGGGAACCAGTGAACACGCCTATGTTATGGAAATCAATAAAAAAATCAAATGCCCCTTCTACTTGGGTGTAAATAAGATTGAAGGCAAGAAAAAACAACCATACATAAGATTATATGATAGCAAGATTGCTATGATGATTGAGTTATATGGTGATATAGTAAGTTACTTAGATTCAGTAAAGGTAAGAAAATGACAGAAAAGAAAAATCCAAATCCATTTATTAATTTAGCCAACGAAGCTAAAAAGAAAAATACTCCCGCAATTACAGGTAAAAAAGTTGAACAAAAAGCTCCTAAGCCTAGTAAAGGATTCGGTGGTGCTAGTGTAGTTAGACGTACCGGCAGGGGTGGTTAATACCAAATACCCTCATTACGCATACGTTTAATGAGAGTTAAGAATCCGCTACATATACCGTAACTTTTTACTTTAACCATAGTATACAGGCTACGGTCATTTATTTCTGGTAAAAACATAACACTATTAATATTGATAGGTACTGTGCCCGGAGTAATCAATTTACCATTGCTAGCAGTAGCATACGGTGGGGGCGGAGTACTTGCCGCAAAAGTAAAATAATTTGGATACAATGTACTTGATTGGGTAGCTATCCAAGTTTGCATATCAGTATTTACAGCGTTAATCCAAAAGCGCGGACCTTGAATGTATTTTTCGGTTACTTCAATAACTGGTTGCCCGTTACCAACATATAGTTTATTGTTAATACGCCAAACATATATTAAACAACTAAATCCTTTGCCGAGTGCTTTGTTTATTTGTTTTGGAGTATTGGCATCTTCATAGTTTTGCCCGTCGTAAATTCCCTGATAAGATATATATAACATAATATGTATTTATGTCAACGGAATCAATAGCTGCCGCGTTATATATATGTAGACATATAAATCTACTTCATTAACATAAAGGAAACATAAAATGAAAACATTAGCAATCGCAATCATCGCCTCTTTCAGTATCGGTTCTGCCTTCGCACAAGCTGCCAAACAACCCGAAGGTATTGCCAAAACGGCGCCAGCTGTTACAGCACCCGCTAAAGTAGAAGCACCAAAAGAAGAAATGAAACTAGCTAAGAAAAAGGATGCTCCCAAAGCAGATACTAAAAGTGCACCTGCCAAGACAGAAAAGACTACAGCAACAACTGCTCCTAAGGCAGACACCAAGCCAGCTGGCAAGTGAACTAAATGATGACGATAACTATGATATAGTTGATTTAGACTTTCATCGTAGTTATAGTCGTCCTAGACTAGTCACAAATAATCTTTGGGATGATGATACAGAATTACCCGAACGTATATTGAAAAAACTTGAATCTGCAAGAATTAAAGCCCTACAGGAATATGGTAATAAATATACGTTATGATTTTACCCAATTTATATCTCAGAGGCTTTTCAAATAAACATAGAGAATATTCCGGGTTAGATACATTAGAGGAATGTTGGGATAAAGAGCATTTTTTAAAGTATCCACATAAAGTAGAGTATCAGTATAATTCTAGAGGTTTTAGAGGGCCTGAATGGCCCTCTAACTTAACTGACATATGTTGGTGTGTAGGTGATAGTTTTACAGCCGGATTGGGTGTTCCGTATCATCATACTTGGCATCAAGTATTATCTAACAAGTTAAAAATCAACACGATAAACGTAAGCATGGATGGTGCTAGTAATTCTTGGATTACACGTAAAATTATTGATTTGTTAAGTATTAAACCAAAAAACATAATTATCCAATGGTCGTATATTCATCGTAGAGAATCTACCGACATTAAATTAACAGATGAAAATCGTAGAATTTATGCTATTAATACTACCAGTGAACAGGATACGCAACATATAATTGATTGTATAAATTCAGTTGAGTCTATAAAAGAAAACACAAATATTATTCACACATTCATTCCCGGATGCTTCCCAAATGGAGATATTGATGAAGCAATTATCAAAATGAATATAAATATAGTTTTATTTCATCAAATTGACCGTGCTAGAGATGGGCACCACTATGATATTAAAACATCAGACTTGCTGACCAATAACATTGTCAACTCGGGTCTGTTAAGTATATAATTATATTGCGGATAAACAACGCATAAATATATATGAAGTTAGAGTTCTTCATAAAAACTCAACACTTAAACACACACATAGGAGATATAAAATGTTTAACACAGCAACTTACGCCTTTATTGACGGCGTTTCAGACTTTAAAAAGAAATTCGTAGAACAAACAGTTCAACACGAAGGCATCAAAACAGCAATAAACACATTCATTGATGCACAATCAAAATACACTAAATCAGCCGCAGATGCAGGAATGCAATCTATGATGGCTTTGGGTATGATTTTCACAAGCAAAGATTTCTATACAGAAATGGGTGACCAGTTCAAAGCAATGGTTCCTGCTTTTAATCAAAAGAAGGCTAAGTAATCATGAAACTTTTAGGAATGTTAATAGCGTTCCTAGGTTTCTCTACAGATACCTATGGATCACAGTTAGAAAAATATATCATCGGCCGAAATCCACAAGATATAGGCGACATTGAGCGATTGACCTACGAGTTCCATCGCAAACAATCAGATTGGAGATTTCTATGAACACACTTAAACAACTATTCAATAGTCTCTTAGAGGCAATTCAGTCTATCAAAGACTACAAAGCGAGTAAACTAAAATGAGATTACTTAACGACCTAATTATGCTATTCAACTGGGCTAAGGATGGTTGGGAAGTACATCCAATCATTGACGATGAATTTAGAGGTTGGATATGAATCAATGGCAACCTATGACTGATGAAGATTGGGAGTGGGTCAATCATGGTACATTACCAAAACCGGTTGACATTCCAGTCAAAACAAACTACAATTAATGTACATACACTTTTTAAGGAAATAAAATGACAGACTACACACCAAAACTACCTGAAGTTAAATTTAACAAAAACGGCTATGAACTACGCACAGATATTTTGGCTATGGCTAAAGATGCTGTTCAACACGAATATCAAATGAAGTTCCAAGGTTGGGAACTAAGTGCTAAACGTGATGAGAAGACAGGACAACTTGTTAGCACAGTTAACATGCCCGAGTTTCCCGGCCTCGACAAAATCCTTGAAGTTGCTGAGAAGATGTATGGCTTTGTAAATCAAGGTCAAACACAATCTAAGAAGTAATTCTTAACGAAGGGCTCTTTTTAGAGCCTTCCTTTACGGCTATAAATATCTACATGAATGTATTAATACTAACCCCCGATCGTGTAGGTAGCACCCTACTACAACGCCTCATAACTGTTTACATGAATGCACATGAATATGACAAACCAGTTATTAATTTGCATGAACTTACTAATGGTATAGAATCATATTACAGTGATGTTTATAATAGAGAGATATTAGGTAAACCTAGAAACGGTAAAGAATGGGGTTACTATCAATCACTGGAAGAAGTAGTAAACAACTTATCAAAAGTTGACCACTATAAAACAGCTAGGCTTGCATTATACCATTTAAATGTCAGAAATGATAGTACTGAGGATAGAACTCAATTTTATAATTACCTTAATGATAATTTTTATATAATATCAGCACGTAGGAATAATTTATTTGAACATGCTATCAGTTGGGGAATAGTTACTGCAAGTAAGAAATTGAATGTGTATACTCATGCGGAAAAAATAGATACTTTTTATAACATATATAAAAATGGTATAACCATTAATGAGACAACATTAACCAATTATTTATACAGTTACAAAGAATACTTTAAGTGGTCTGATACTCATTTTAGAGTGGCAAGTTATTTTGACTATGAGAAAGACTTAAAGGATATTGAAAAATACATATTAAATTTAGATATCTTCCCAAATAAAGAAAAGAAGTCATGGAATGATATATTCAACATTGAATGGCGTGATTGGAATAAGTGCCATAAATTAATTAGTGATGTTGGTTCAATGGATCCCAAATTACTAGAATATGATGTTACTTCTAGTGATAGTACCGCATTAGTGTTAGATAAGCTCAAAAGTAATTTAAGTTTAGTGGATCAAAACTACCTAATGGAACATAGTCAAAAATATGTTTCTGCATATAAAGGTATAGAACAATTAGTTAAACAAGGTGCATTAGTAAGTGGCATACCTATTAAATTGCAAACTATGGCAGAAAAGAAAAAAGTAATTAAAAACTTTGATGAATGTGTTGATGTTTATAATAAATGGGTGGATCAAAATAATTTAGGTACAAAATATACCAATGATGAACTTAAACAAATTGCCAATGAAGAAGTAAAAAATTGGTACAATGAAGTTCCAAAAAACTTACTAATAGAATAATTTATAGGTCACCTATTCCTAAGATAATTACTAGTATATAAACTTTAAAGGAACCAACATGTCAGAAACAACAAGTGATTCGCTAACACTAACTATGAGCCAAGCAGATTTAACTGTAATGGCAAAGGCGATAGAAAAATCTGTAATTACTATGCAACTAGAATTTGCAGAATTAGAAAAAAAAGCTATTGTATTAAAACTAGATATTGACCGTCAAGTTGCAATGCTAGGTGTGATGAAATCTAGATTAGAAGCCTAACATCATTCGCCCCAAATTCTGGGGCTTTTCCATATGTGTAAAATTTGACAATAAATGGATTTGGGTATATAATAGAATCTTAGACAGTCAACTAAAGGACATAAAATGAAAGTAGAAACAGCATTGAAACAGATCCAAAAAGAAGCACAATTCTTGGGTCTAGGTGTAATGGAAACACTACAGTTTATTGCACAAAATCCCTTAGCACAACCGGCTAAGACTTTGGAAGCTTTCAAGGTTCTGAACCCCAACTTTGTTTTCCCCAAGAAAACAGTCAAAAATCTAATGTCCGGCAAGGAAATTGAAATTGATGCCGATACCCCACACTGTTGTAATCCTGCAACAGAGACTTATTGGTCAATGTAAAAATTTGACAATAAATGGATTTGGGTATATAATAGAATCTTAGACAGTTAAATAAAGGAAACAAAATGTCAGCACTTACACAGTATTTGGATCGTAAAAACTCTTTTGCTAAAATCTTTGGTAACAAAGAACTTAGCCTGCAAATTGCAAGTGACCGTCAGAAAATTGCCGATTCAATCGACAGTGATTTGAGTCCAGAGAATTTGACTTGCGATGGTGAGCTGCCCCGTAGTCAGGTTCATGCTCGGTACAAGGCATTGACTAAGGCAGCTTTTGAGTTGAAACAGTTGGATCCATCAGTTAAGTTTTACGAGTACGGTACAGAAGTTTAAGGAGATTAATATGTCAGGTTTTGTTGATGTATCAAAAATGTCAAATCGTCAGGTCCAACGTATGGGTCACGAGGATGATACCACTACATATCGTGCAAGGACTAACACTAAAAAGGTTGTGTTGAATCTTAATGCCGATGATGTGTGGGCCGCGGCTTGTCAGGCACAACGCACGAATGGTGCGTATGTTAAACTGAGTGTATTGACCGAGTCCGACAAAAGTCAAAACAAACTGTCCAATCGTCAGATTATTGAAAGTTTATTGGTTGATGCTACATCGATTACCGACGAGTCTAGGGAAGAAGGTAAAAAGGTTCGTGCTTTCTATCAAGCATTTACTTTCAAAATCCTACAAGGTAAATTACTAAGTGAGTTTGATAACAATGCTATGTTGATTGCCAATCGGGAAGTTATTACTGGTACATATGATTTGGCAGTGATTGCAAGTTTGCCAAGTTGCTATGAGCGTGGAGTAAAACGTCAATCAGTTGACCAGCGTGTTAACTTTTCTACTGGTGGTTTGATTGGTGCTGTTGGCAACAAAGTTTCAACAAGTATTGAAGTATTAAGATCGGTATTCTCACATACTTACAATGTGAATTTTATTACTGGTATCAATAGTGATGACCAAGTTGTTTTCTTTGCTTACAAAAAAGAATTGGATGTAGGCAAGATGTATGACATTTATGGTACTGTTAAAGGTCATAGAGATAACACTACCCAACTTAATCGTGTAAAGGTTATTGTATGAACGTTCTGATTAAAGAATTTGCCGAACAGGCTTCACATCAAAGTCCTGACGGGTATCCCGTGACTATTCCATATAGTAAAGATTTTGCAAAGAAGTTTGCGGAGTTGCTTATTAAAGAATGCAATCGTTATGCTTGTAGTGTATGGGAGCATGGTCCGTTGTTAGGTAGAGATTTGTTAATACATTTTGGTATTGAGGAGATGAGTAATGACTAATTTACTAGTAGGTTTTATTCTTGGTATTGTTGTTTCCACAGTAGGTTTTAGCGGTATCGCTAAGATGGCTGACAAAGGTGTAGACAAGGTTAAAGAAGTAACACAGGAACAGGTGAAATAAATGGGATTAGATCAATATATGTATGTGGCATCAAGGGCAGGGCAATATAGTGAGTTCTACGATACCGCTGAGTTTGATGCAACAACCAGTGAGTTTGTGAGTAAGACAGTTACCAAGCCATTTGAAATAGGATACCGAAGAAAACACCCGAATTTGCATGGTTGGATGGAACAACTTTGGCGAAGCAAGGGTATGCCGGGTACAGGCAATAGTGATGCTACATTCAATGGCATTGAGTTAGAACTAACTTGGGATGATTTGGATGAACTTGAACGTGCTATTCGTCATAATCAACTTCCAGATACACAAGGTTTCTTCTTTGGCAATCCCGCTGACGGTCATTACTATGAACAAGACCTTGAGTTTGTGAACAACGCTAAGGCAGAAGTGTTCTTAGGATTGAAAGTTTTTTATAACAGTAGTTGGTAATGAACAAATATTATTTTGCGTATGGTATGAATACAAACATTACCGAGATGACCAATCGTTGTCCAAACGCGGTCAGTCTCGGCAAATGTGTGTTAGAGAACTTTGAGTTAAGGTTCCGCATCCATGCAGATATTGACTTAGTTCCCGGTAGTTGTATGGAAGGTGTGTTATGGGAAATCACACCTGAATGCGAACAAGCATTAGATAGATTAGAAGGATACCCATATTACTACAATAAAATTAATGTAGTATTGGATGATAACACTGTTGCTATGGCTTATATTATGAACAAAAAAGGTAAACAAGAGCCGCCCGGTTTAAGTTATGAAAAATGTTTGATTGAAGGTTACACATCACATGGATTGAATGTAGATTGGTTGACAGAAACTATTGATATGCTTTTACAAGGAGAATATAATGAAAATACTATATAGAATTAAACCTGCAGATAAAAAATCAGTTGAGGCATATTATGATGTTTATAGTAAGGATGAACAGGGTAATATCCGCAGTTGGAGTGTAACCGAACTGTATCGTTGGGGTCAAGGGTTTGTAGAAGATGAGTCCGAGTTGCCATATAGTGATGATCGGTATCATTGTGTTGATCCTACGATTGGTTGGGGTTGTGAACTTGAGGACCTTTGTGCGGTAGACTTTGAGTTTGACGATAGTTTTACCGAAGAAGAAAAAGAAGAAATTGAACAACTTTGGGAAGACGGTGGTGCAGGTTGGCTATATGACGGTGACCATAATTGGGAAGTAGAAGAAGATACTATTACTATTTTGGGTCCGTTTGTAGTTGACAAAATTGATGAGGACGTGTATAATGAGAGTATTGAAACATTAGAACTTAAACCCAGACCACCTTTTGTAGCAACAACAGCGTGGCCATTCTCAGGATAATATATGACAAATTTAGAAGTAAGAGAGAAACTCTTGCAGGCACAAGACTTACTGGCCGATGTTTATCATTGGGCCCGGCAACCACATACCAAGTTTACTGGTATGGATATGAATAGGCAGATAGCTAGGTACACAAGCAATGCCGATTCTTCCATTAATGATTCCCTTAAGGAATTAGAACATCCCAATGGATGCATGCCTTAAGGAGTTGAAAAATGAGTGCAAGTTGGATTAATAAATTAAATGAATCAGATAGTCGCCTGCATAAGGAAGATGTTATCAAACAAGCATTAGAGGCAAGTGTCCTTGGTAGCTCAAATGCTAACAATTTCTTGTTTTTGGCTAAACTTACATACAATCCTTATGTTACATTCGGTGTGCGTAAAGTACCAGATACAGTTGGTATTGTTGATGCAGAAAATCCCTGGGATGAGTTTATTTCATTACTTAATCAGTTAGGGCATCGCCAATTGACAGGCAATGCCGCACTTGATGCTATCAATGAAATGAGTGAACGATTTGATAGCAGTGAATGGAATACATTCTGTGCTCCTGTTATTCGTAGAGATTTACGTGCAGGTGTTAGCGAAAAGACAATCAATAAAATCTGTAAGAAAACAGAGTATGAGATTCCTGTATTCGGTTGTCAACTTGCTACTAATAGCGAAGGTCGTCCTGAGATGAAAGGCACTAAACGTTTAGAGCCTAAGCTTGATGGTGTTCGTGTATTGATGTTTGTTATCCCAAGTGATTTTGGTGATGTATCTACTGTTTGTTATAGCCGTAACGGTAAGGTGTTTGACAACTTTGGTCACATTGAAGAACAGGTTCGTGAGAACTGGATTAAGATTGCCAGAGGTCATCAGAACGCATTGGTTAACGGGTTTGTATTAGATGGAGAAGTGATTGGTAATACATTCCAAGAACTAATGCGACAGGCTCGCCGCAAAACTGATGTACAAGCGGATGATAGTGTATTCAATATCTTTGATATTATTCCATTAAGTGATTTCCGTGAAGGACATTGGAATGCTCAACTACGCAAACGTATTGCTATACTTGAACATATTCGGCACGTGATTGATATAATGCCTAACGTTGAACTACTACCACACATCATGGTTGACTTAGATACAGCCGCAGGTAAGGATCAACTTGAACGTTATGCTAAGGATAATGTCAATGCAGGGTTTGAAGGCATTATGATTAAAGAATTAGAAGCTCCATATATCTGCAAACGTAGTACTGATTGGATGAAATGGAAACCAACATTAACCGTAGACTTGGAAGTCGTAGGTGTTGAAGAAGGAACTGGTAGAAATTTGGGAAGACTTGGAGCACTGGTTTGTCATGGAATTGACGACGGGAAAGAAATTACAGTCAATGTGGGTAGTGGTTTTAGTGATACTGATAGAGATGACTATTGGACTAACCGTAATCTGGTCATAGGTCGTACTGCTGAAGTCTTATGTGATGTGATTACACAGAACCAAGACGGAACATATAGTTTGCGTTTCCCCAGATTCGTTCGTTTCCGTGACGATAAGTGATACAATGACACTAAATGAATTTGCAATGTTTGTCACCGGAGTAATCTGGGGCATCTTTATTATTAAGCCTCTATATGATATAGCGGCAAAAATTTATAAAAACGCTAAGGAGGCGCAAAATGGTAACAATAGTTAAACACGAATGGCATCAACATGATAGACAATATGCTATTGAAATTGATGAAGCATTATTAAGTGAAATTTATCCTGAATTAGATGAGGATGAGATTGTACAAAAACTTGCTGACATTGAGTCCGGTGAAGTTGATTATGAAGATGTTATTAACGATGCCCATGAGAATGATGTAGAAATTGAATGGGAGTTTCAATACGATGATTGCTGGACTGACCGCAAAGGTGGTTACGATGTTACATATGAACTAGGTGATGAGTCTAGTTGGGTTGTTGAGCCTGAGCCAGCACCGCATACTCACAAATGCACTAAGTGCAAGTGGACTGGACAGAGTTATGATGCTGAATGGTCTTGGGAAGATAAAGACGGTATTGAAATTGATGATCCTAGAAAAGTTTGCCCTTACTGTGAAAGTGACACTGAACTAACAGAAGCTGGTGTGATAGCAGAAAAAGAAAGTGCAGAACGTTCTGCACGTTGGGCTAAGGAAAAAGAAACAGGTGACGAAGCTGATTTGGAAAGAGACTTAGAAGAACTTGAGCGTGAGTTTGAGGACCTTGACGAAGCCTTCAACGTAGAGGATGATGACTCATTGAAGGAAAGTTATCCTGAAGATACATACACAATTCGTGTGTGGGGTCGCACACGTGAGATTGGCGTACATAAGATTAAGAAGGCACAATACGAACATTGGAGTAGTGAAGAACACGAAGATGATTTGAGTGATGCACTTAATGAGAACTATGACTATGATGAGAATGAGACTCCTAAAGCGGCACGATTTGATAGTCCTTACTATGAGTATCAAGGCAAACATTCGTTCTGGGGCTTTGACCAAGATGATACTCACATGACTATTGAGAATAGTGAAGGTGAGACTATCTATGACGGTGACTTAGAATCATTCTTTAGTGAAGCACACGGAGAAGAAGATAGTCGTTATGATTGTGCTGAAGAATTAGAAGAACTATATCCAGAACATCTAGGCAAGGGTTACTGGTTGATGTGGACACAAGGTGGCAAGGGTTCGTGTATTCAAACAAGTATCGAAGGTGTATTTGAACCTAAGAAACTTAAAGTATTCAACTGGGATATTCAAGGCACAAGCGTAGTCACACGATTAGTATATGATGGTGTTGAACTTGATGACGAGGGTATGGATAGTGAACACGACAACTGGAGAGGTCAGTGGTCACAGTTTGATGTGTATCACAATACGAAATGATGCCACCTGACTTACAAAAGTTAATAGGTAAGTCATTTGTATTTGAGGATGGTGCTACAATCACTGTCACACAAATTAAATTACGTGATGAGGGTATATACTGGATTACTTATATGACTAAGACAGGTCCAGGTATACCCGTCAGATACGTAATGGGCGTCGAAGAATTTATCAACACTTATGGCTACCTATTTAAAGACTAAATATTAGATGCGTTTAAAATTTCTATCATTCTCAAATCTTACACTATTAGTGGCACTATCGCTTAGTTCGGTAGCTGCCTGGTATAGTATCATTGGATTGACCGCCATCTTTGCAGGTGCGGTTATTCCTGTTATCATTATGGGAGGTATACTAGAAATAGGTAAGATTACCACCACAGTATGGTTACGTAAATATTGGAGTCGTTGTGGATTTTTACTTAAACTCTATCTTGTACCCGCTGTTATTGCACTTGCACTATTAACAAGCATGGGTATCTTTGGCTTCTTAAGTAAAGCACACATGGAACAAGGTATTACCTCAGGTGAGGTGCAAGATAAGATTGCATTATACGATGAGAAGATTAAAACTTCAAAGGAAAACATAGATGTTAATCGCAAAGCTCTCAAACAAATGGATGAGGCAGTGGACCAAATTATGGGTCGAAGTACAACAGAAACGGGTGCAGATAAGGCCGTGGCTGTCCGTAGGGCGCAACAAAAAGAACGTGGGCGTCTACTTGCTGAGATTGAAGCCGAACAGAAAAAAATTACAAAACTTAATGAAGAACGAGCCCCTATTGCTGCCGAGGTACGCAAGGTTGAGGCAGAAGTCGGTCCGATAAAATATATTGCCGCATTAATATATGGTGACAATGCTGATACCAATATGCTGGAAGCATCAGTACGTTGGGTTATTATTTTACTTGTTATTGTTTTTGATCCATTAGCTATTGCATTAGTGTTAGCTGCCAATGCAAGTAAAGAATGGGATAAAAAAGATGAGGAGGGTGACAGCCCTCTAGGGAATGAAACACCATCGACTCCCGCTGTCACAGAACCAGATTATGAACCAGATGACGGACCATTGACAGATGAGCAGATTGAACAAATAAAACAAAGTGTTAATGATATTGAGGTTACAGCAGAAGAAGATGAAGCCTTTAAAAACTTAGAACCAAAAGGTAATGACCCTACAATAAATTGTCACAAGTGTGGTGCAACATTAGAAAATGCACCCGGTATAGGATTGTTCTGTGCAAATAAAAATTGTGATATTAATGATGGTCCTTTTGAAGAACCCAAATCTATATTAGAACAACATCCATATTTAACTAAACCATTTGTTAATTTTGATGTTAAACCAATGGTCGCTCCCAAAGCTGAAGCAACAGTAGATGAACCTACAGCAGATGAAGACCATAGTATGATAGTTAAACAAGATTTACCTTTTAAAGAATTACCAGGCGGGTATGTAGCGTTTGATGGTAAGCATATGCAACGGGATGCATTATTCAGTATGCATCCCGAATTCTTAAAGTTATCAGTTGATTCGGGTAAATTGGTTAACAGTGGTTTTGGTCCTAAGTTTCCTGAGTCCGCAGATAAAGGAGATGTATTTACACGTGTAGATGTATTACCAAACAAGGTTTACAAATATGATGGTAAAAATTGGATTGAAATTGCCAAAACTTCTAGCAATACATACTTGTATAACTCAAAATACATTGAGTATTTGATTGAGATGTTGGGTAAGGGCGAATACGATCCTGAATTACTATCAGAAAATGAACGTGCCCAAATTGAAGATTACATTAAAATTCAAAAGAATAACCAAAACAGTTGACGTTTAGTTAAAAGTAGTGTATAATAAACACATCTTTAACAAAACCGGAGTATATATGAAACTCAAGCTTTTAGCAATCTCACTAGTATTAGTGCTAACAGGTTGCTCAACAACAAAAAATGCAAGTGTAGAGTCTGCACCTATCACTGCAATCAATACACAAAAACTAACCTCTAGTTTTAAACGACAGGGAATTAAGATTGAATGGTCTTGTGCATGGGGTACAGGATTATTCGGTGTAAGTGATGCATTGTGTGTCAAGGGTGAGATTCGAGCCATTGAAGTAACTGGTTACGCAAATAGTTTTGGCAATAGTGAAGCATTACGTGAACGTGCATTCATTGCCGCTGAGATGGATGCTAAGGCACGATTGATTCGTTTTATGAACGAGGGTGTCGGCTCTAATAACTTTGCTAATACTGTTACAAAGAACGTAGAGAAAGCACAAGACCGAATTAAGAATCGTATCAAATCAGACGAAGCAGTTGAAATGAGCGACCAAGATGCAAGCAAGGATACAAACTTTGCTATACGTGAAAACAACAACGAGGTTGTTCGTACACTAAGTGAAAGCATTCGCAATAATGCTGAAGGTAAACTACGTGGTGCATTACTCAAAGATGCCGAAATAGTAGATAGACAAACTGTTAAAGCAGTTATTCGCTGGGACCATGATACTGAACGTGCCGCAATGTATATGCGTAAACGCTTTGGTCAATAATGAAAAAACTATTATCAGGCTTGTTGTGTCTGGTAGCTCCCTTTGCAAATGCACTACAGATTAGTGGTCAGGGTGCTACGTTTGAAGAAGCTAAACTAAATGCTTTTAGAACAGCGATTGAGGTTGTTGCTGGTTCAGTCGTAACCACAGAACGTGAATCTATCAACTATAAACTAGTTAAAGATGAAATTTTAGTTTATAGTGCCGGTTATGTAACTGACTACAAAATCATTAATACATTTAAATCGGGGAATCAGGTTCAGGTTATTGTTGATGTTCAAGTATCTAGTAGCAAATTATCTGATAGAATACTAGGTTTAGGTAAAGAAGTTAAAAACTTTGAAGCTGATAAACACGGTAATCAATATCAAACTTATCTATATGGTAAAAGTAATGGTGATAAGTTATTAATGCAAGTGTTAAATGATTATCCTGCAAAGGCATACACTATAACACAGGGTGTGCACCAATTTAAAGTTGATGCATATCGTAATGGTATCATCGAAATTCCATTAGAAGTAAAATGGAATTATAACTTTATTGAATCATTTAATGAGGCATTAAAGATATTACAAGATGGTAGTAATGGATTACTTCAACATAGTCCGGGTAATGTTGTTGTTATGGCAAAGGATCCTAAAGATTGGGTCATAGGTACAAAGAATCATTATAAGTTTAATGATATGATTACCGTATCTAATATTAGAACTACATTACAACAGAGAAAACCTAATATACTATTGA